ATAGATTTACTTGTAAATAACGCCGGAATTGTAAAAGATAATCTAATATTAAAAATGTCTACAAAAGACTTTGTAGATGTAATAAATACCAACCTAGTATCTGTTTTTAATTGTTGTAAATTCGTATCTCAAGTAATGGTTAAACAAAGATATGGGAATATAATAAATATATCTAGTGTAAGTGGTATAAGCGGTAATGCAGGACAAGCAAACTATGCTTCTGCAAAAGCTGGAGTAATAGGTCTTACAAAAACTCTTGCTAAAGAACTAGCTAAAAGAAATATAGTCGTAAATGCTATTGCACCAGGATTCATAGATACTGATATGACAAAAAAGTTTCCTGAAAAAGCAATAGAGCATCCGTTATATAAGGTGCTGCATGACGAACCAAATCCTGAAATGACAAGTTTCGTTTTTAGAGAAACTATGATGACACATTTACTTTTATGGGGTAATGCTTATGCTCAAATTATAAGAAATGGTAAGGGTGAAGTTTTAGGACTTTATCCACTTATGCCGGATAGAATGAAAGTGGATAGAGATGATAAGGGCCAGATTTGCTATGAATATTTTGTAAGTGATTCAGATGCAGGAACAGAAAAACAAGGGATTGTTAAGTTAAACGGGTCAGATGTTCTTCATATTCCTGGACTTGGTTTTGATGGACTTGTCGGCTATTCACCTATTGCAATGGCTAAAAATGCCATAGGCATGGCAATTGCAACAGAAGAATATGGCGCTAAGTTTTTTGCTAATGGGGCAACACCAAGTGGAATTTTAGAATATCCTGGAACAGTAAAAGATCCTGAGGCCATGAGAGAAAGCTGGTCTAAGGGTTTTTCTGGAGGGAATAGCCATAAGATAGCGATTTTGGAAGAAGGAATGAAGTACACTCCGATTTCTATTTCTCCAAATGAAGCACAGTTTTTAGAAACAAGAAAATTTCAAATCAATGAGATAGCTAGGATTTTCAGAGTACCACCTCATATGGTAGGTGACCTTGAGAAGTCTAGCTTTTCTAATATCGAGCAGCAATCTCTAGAGTTTGTGAAGTACACTCTTGATCCTTGGGTAGCAAGATGGGAGCAATCCATTGTTCGAAGGCTTTTTACTGAGGAGGAAAAGAAAAAGTACTATGTCAAATTCAATGTTGATGGACTACTTCGTGGAGATTACCAATCAAGAATGAATGGCTATGCTATCGGAAGACAAAACGGATGGATGTCTGCCAATGATATTAGAGAACTAGAAAACCTTGACCGTATTCCTAGTGAAGAAGGCGGGGATTTGTATCTCATAAATGGAAATATGCTCCCACTAAACCGTGCCGGAGCATTTGCAGGTAATGAAGGGGAGGAGGAAGAACCTAATGAAGAAGTTTTGGAAGTGGAAGAATCAAGTAATGAAAAACCAAAACGAAGAGGAAGTGACAGAACGCATCCTATTCCTTAATGGAACGATAGCTGAAGAATCTTGGTTTGATGATGATGTAACACCACAGATTTTCAAAGATGAGTTAAATAAGGGGAATGGAAACATTACTGTTTGGATTAACTCTCCAGGAGGCGACTGTGTAGCAGCAGCTCAAATCTACAATATGCTAATCGACTATAAGGGTGATGTTACAGTAAAAATTGATGGCATAGCAGCAAGTGCTGCATCTGTTATTGCAATGGCAGGTACAAAGGTTTTAATGAGCCCGGTATCCATGCTAATGATTCATAATCCTATGACCATTGCTTTTGGAAATAAGGGTGAGATGGAAAAAGCTATCAACATGCTTGATGAGGTAAAAGAGTCAATCATCAATGCTTATGAAATTAAGACCGAACTGTCCAGAGCAAAACTATCTCATCTAATGGATTCAGAAACATGGATGGATGCTAATAAAGCTGTAGAGCTTGGTTTTGCAGATGACATCTTAAAAAGAAGTGAAGCTAATGACATGGAAATCCCACAGATTTCAATGATGTATCAGGAGACACAGGTTGTAAATTCACTGATGGATAAGTTAGCTACTAAATGCAAGATAGAAAATAAAGAAACAAACAAAGGCATCAAGGCGGACGAATTAATGGACCGTCTTTTTTTAATGAGAAATTGGAGGTAGAAAAATGAGTAAGATTTTAGAGATGATTGAAAAACGTAATAAGGCTTGGGAAGGTGCTAAGGCATTTCTTGAAAGTAAGAGAGATAAGGACGGCCTTATTTCTGAAGAAGATGCTTTGGTCTATGACGAAATGGAAAAGAAGGTCCATAATTTTAGCCTAGAGATAGAGCGTCTACAGAAGATGGAAGAACTAGATAAAGAACTATCCAAGCCTATGTCTGATGCGATTGTAAATAGACCGATGAAGGTTGAAGAAAGAGAAGAAAAGAAAGGTAGAGCAAGAGATGAGTATAAAAATGCTATGCTAAATGCTCTGCGTACGAACTTTAAGAGAGTAGAAAATGTTCTTCAAGAAGGTGTTGATGCAGATGGTGGGTATTTGGTTCCGGATGAGTACGATGACAGATTGATTGAGACGCTTGAAGAGGAAAATATCATGCGTTCTCTTGGAACAACTATCACAACAAGTGGTCAGCATAAAATAAATATTGCTATGTCAGATCCTGCAGCAGCTTGGATTGAAGAAGGTGGAGCACTTAACTTTGGCGATTCTAAGTTTGCACAGGTGCTTCTTGATGCACATAAACTTCATGTCGCAATCAAAGTAACAGAAGAACTATTATACGATAATGCATTTAAACTAGAGGACCATATCTTGACAGCTTTTGGTAAAGCACTGGCAAACGCAGAGGAAGATGCTTTTCTAAACGGTGATGGTACTGGCAAACCAACTGGTATTTTTAATAAAACTAACGGAGGAACTTATCTAAAGGACGTCACAGCGGTAAAATCTGATGATTTGATTGACCTTATCCATGCATTAAAACGTCCATATAGAAAGAATGCTACTTTTATCATGAACGATAAGACAATCGCACAGGTGAGAAAACTTAAAGATAACAATGGTGCATATATTTGGCAGCCATCTTATCAGGAAGGTGAGCCTGATAGAATTCTTGGTTATCCAGTTAAGACTTCAGCTTTTGCTCCAGAAAATGCCATCGCATTTGGTGACTTTAGCTATTACAACATTGGTGATAGAGGAGCTCGTTCTTTCAAAGAACTTACTGAACTATTCGCAGGTAATGGAATGATTGGTTTTGTGGCTAAGGAGAGAGTCGATGGAAAGCTTGTATTAAAAGAGGCTGTTCAGATTCTTCCAATTAAGGCTACAGCATAATTAATGGAAAGGGGTGCTGGTTATGGTTGTAAGTATAGAAGAAATGAAAAACTATCTTAGGGTGGATACCAGTGAAGATGATAATCTTATTAGCACCCTTATCCAGTCTGCAGAGAAGATGTGCCTAGCTATTGCAAGAAAAAATGAAGAAGAAATCATCAGAGAAAACTTTGAAGAATATAAGGTGGCAGTTCTATATGGGGCTGCCTATCTTTATGAACATAGAGAAGAAGCGGACCACCATGAGTTAACAATTACGCTTAGATCTATGCTATTTGGAGTAAGAAAGGCGGGATTTTAATGAAAGTTTCGCTATTAAATGAACGTATCACTATAGAAAAAAGCAAAATTGAAGTGGATAAAATAGGAAACCATAAAAATGTATGGAGTAAATACTATTCTTGCTATGCAACCATTAGCAGTGAAAGCCCACAGGAGGAAACGAGTAGCGGTGCTATATGGGATGAAAGCAAGATTGATTTTACTATTCGCTACAGTAGAGAGGTAGCTGATATTTCATCAATAGGTGTTAGAGTAATTTTTCATGATTCTATTTATGAAATAAATGGCATTGACCATATGAATTACAAGAAGAAAAGTATAAAACTGCACTGCAGGAGAGTGGAAAGATGAGCAATGTAAAAATAGATAGTCTCTCATCTAAAGTGATGAAGGAACTGGAAAAATATGCTGATGTTACAACTGAAAAAGTAAAAAAGGCAGTTCAAAATGCAGGAAAGACTGTGCGTGATGAAATAAGTAGCAATGCTCCAAGTGATACAGGTAAGTATTCTAAAAGCTGGACGGTAAAAACTGTGAGAGAAACATCAAGCAGTCTGGAACTTGTCGTTCATTCTAGAAATAAATATCAGCTTACCCATCTTCTTGAATTCGGTCATGCAAAACGTGGTGGAGGTAGGGTATCCGCTAGACCTCACATTGCAAACGCTGAAGAAAAAGCTATAAAGGCATTTGAAGAAGAGATAAAGGAGGCGATTTCAAATGGATAAGCTACTAGAAATTATAGAAAAAATTGGATTTCCAAGTGCTTATCACCATTTTGCAGAAGGTGAATCACCTAATCCGCCTTTTCTTATTTATATCTTGCCAGCAAGTGATAACTTTTCAGCGGATGGAAGGGTGTATTTTAAAGCAAATGAAGTTCATATTGAAGTTTATACAGATTACAAAA